GTTCGATTTTCTCGGTCGAACTTGGCGTACCTCAGCTCGTTAGGGATGACCTAGTAAAGAACGGCAAGAAGTTTTGTGTGGGACTTCTTGAATCCCCGTGGGACCACACCTGGTGGTCGGCTGTTTCGCAGCTGCCGGCTAGGGAAAGGATGTCTATCTCCGCATCCCTTTTCCTGGCTAGGAAGGTGTTACCTTCGCCACCAGACCCGCGACAGGCCGAGAGACACATGAGTCTTATGAGGAGTCCAGCTCCTCCTAGCCCTGACGAGTACGAGCGGTTTGTTGAGCGTGAGCTCGACAGGTTGTTCGTACCCGGGTGGGATAAGGGTTACCGTGCTCATGTGTACTCTCACGTTCCTACTTCTTCCTCTTGCCTCCAGTACTCCCGTCGCCACGGGGGTGCCCGGCGCTTCTTCGCTGAACAAGGTCAGGATTGGTTTGCTGACGTTGCTCTCAGTGGAGAAGGGCTGGACATGGTCCCTAGTGTGGTTCGCTATACTGTGGTCCAGACTGGTGGCAAGGCGCGTGGTGTCACTGTTTCTGATGCTCGACACCAGCTGCTCGGACCTCTCCATCGGACCCTCTATGACTATCTGAGCCAATTCGGGTGGTTGTTGAGGGGGGAGGCCCGGGGGAAGAAGTTTCGCTCGTTCGCGAAAAGGAAAGGCGAGGTTTTTGTGAGTGGCGATTACGAGAGCGCCACCGATAACTTATCTCTCACGATGACCGAGCGGATTCTTTCTAGAGTCCTGTCTCGCGCTCGGTTTGTGCCTCAGGGCATTAAGGACTTCGCTATGAAGTCCCTTCGTGCTGAGATATTTTACCCAGACATGGGGAACCTTTCTGTGCAACAGGAAAGGGGCCAGTTGATGGGGAACTTTCTTAGTTTCCCGTTACTATGTCTGCACAACTATCTTGCCTTTCGTTTTTCGATCCCTCGCAACGTACCTCTGCGTATCAATGGGGATGACATCGTTTTTCGATGCCGCCCTCATGAGTACCGGAGGTGGAAGGAAAGTGTCGGGGCGGCTGGTCTTACCTTAAGTGCGGGTAAGACTCTTGTTGACAGCCGTTTCTTTTCTTTGAACTCTGCCTTTTTCGAGGGGCAGAGGGCCGGCGCGAGGGAAGTTCCTATCATACGACTGTCATGGTGGTATGGTAGGCAACTGCCCTCTGGTGACGTGTTTCGACGCGTTATCAGAGGGTGGACGGGTGAGTCTCGCCGTCTGGTTGGAGGGTCCTGGCTTTCGAGTCAGCGAAGGGCCATCCAGGCGTCGGGAAGGAGCGTCTGGGAACTTGGGATTCGGGCAGATAACTCGCAGTTGCACACTGCGGGTCTTGCACCCCGTGAGGCCTTTTACCGAGGGTCTCACGGTGTAATTCGGCTGCCTGAATCCCCGGTTCCCGGGGTGCCTCTAGATCGCAGGAACCCGGCCTGCGATGGGTGGGTGTTCTGTTCCCGCCCTCTCGTGTCCCATCCTCGTGAGAGGAAGGGATGGGACCAGCAGCATCGTCTCGATTGCTCGTCTGTCGTTTGGCAACGGCAGGTTGAACGATCGGAGGTGCTCTGGGAGAGATGGTGGGAAGGCCTCCGGTCATCCGGTTTTGAATCATGTTGGCTCTCTTGGCGACGTACAGTCAAGAGAGTCCACCGGATGGGTGTGAAGCTGAACACGCGCCTCCGTGCGCTAGAGGAGCCCCCTCGGAGGAGGGGGCAGTGGGTCCCCAGGGACGAATTGCCATTTCGTCTCTGTCTTTACCCTGGGGTGGGTGCCCGTTGACCGCGGGCCCGATCGGTAGGATGCACAGGTTTTCGCCCTATTCCGGGCGATCCGTGCCGAGGAAACCAGTAGTTTAGACTACCCGTGGTGTCCCCCTGCTCCTCGTCAAATTGGAGCGTCTGTCAACGCCATCCCGTTCCGAGCTGGAAGTTCGGGAGGTTCCCCTTCATAAGGGAGGAGTACGCTTGACAGGCTCTGAGGAGATAAAGTCAGAGGGGGTGTAAAGAGACCACGCCGTCGGCTATTGGCATGCTTGACCAGCAAGCAATCGGTAAGGATCGTCTGGTTCCGGGGACTTTCGCCTCTGCGGACCGATTATTGGCCGCTCACGCGTAAAACCGTCGCTCGCCAATGGCGAACTCGTTAACACGTGGCGTGGGTGAGGGACCTCGGTCCCTGGTCACCCATCCCTTGGACGAGCTGTCTAAGGTACTCGGTTCGATTTTCTCGGTCGAACTTGGCGTACCTCA